ACTTGGCTTTCACAAAATGCTAGAAATGCTTTATTATATGGTTGTCTAGTAGAGGCTTATACTTTTATGAAAGGCGAACAAGATATGATGGCCTTGTATGAAAACAGATTCAATCAAGAGGTTTCAAGATTGAAAAACCTAGCTGAAGCTAGAGGACGTCAAGACGAATACAGATATGATTCGTTAAGAACGCAAGTTAGTTAAACTTACAAAAAAGGAGAAGATATGAAACCAATCAAGAAACTTGAAGGTAAAACCGTAGCTATTGTCGGCATGGGCAAAAGCTGGTTTGATTATAATTTAGCAAAATCACATGGATCACATTTCGACGAAGTTTGGGCAATAAATTCCGTTGCTTCTGTTATATACCATGACAGAGTATTTATGATGGATCCTGCATCTAGATTTTTAGATACAGATGATGCTGGTGGACAAACTGATAGTATGTCTAAATTATTACAAGAACATCAAGGTCCCGTATATACATGCGAACTAGATGATAGATGTCCTGGACTTGTTGAATATCCTATAGATGAAGTATTAGCAGGATGTGGATCACATTATCTTAATAATACGGTTGCTTTTGCTGTAGCTTTTGCTGTATGGAATAAAGTTGGAAAAATAAAAATGTTTGGTATAGATTTTAGCTATAAAGGCAATTTACATTTTGCTGAATCTGGTAGAGCATGTGTAGAGTTTTGGTTAAGCAAGGCTATGTTTAATGGTATACAAGTAGAAGTAGCAGCAACAAGTGGATTGCTAGATACAAACGTTCCTGCGAATGAAAAGCTGTACGGATACCATCGTTTAAATGATCCTTTAGTTGTAATTGCAAATGAAAAAGGTGTTTTAATAGCAAAAAAACAAAGCCAAGTACAACAATTTAAGCAAGAACAAGAACCAGTTCTTATAGATAGAAACGACACACATTTAAAAAAGAATAAAGTAGGAGAGCCAAACAAATGGTAATGAGTTATAAAGCAGGTCCTGAGCTTGGTATGATAGAAGTTCATACTACAGATGAAGGCGGTCATCCAACTGAATTTTGGGCTAAATTATGTATAGATAAAATAATACAAGTAAGCGATGAAGCTCCAGAAAATGTAAAAGAACAAGTAAAAGCCTATAGAGACAATATTGAAAAAGTTATTAACAATTATATGCAAAATGCGATAAAATCTGATAGGATAACAATTAACAATCAATTAGAAAAAGCAGATCTAAAAAAAGCTGCTGATTTAATTAGGAAACTATAATTATGGCAATTACATCAACACTTACAACGAGTTTTAAAAAAGAGCTATTGCTTGGAAATCATAATTTTACAGCAGGTACCGCAGGCGATACTTATAAATTAGCTTTATATACTTCATCTGCAACTTTAGGAGCTACTACAACTTCCTTTACAACTACAGGTCAAGCTTCTGGAACTAACTATACTTCAGGTGGAGCTAATTTAACCAACGTAACTCCAACAACATCTGGAACAACTGCTTTTTGTGATTTTAACGATCTAACATTTGGTACAGCTACTATTACAGCTAGAGGTTGTATGATTTATAACTCAAGTGATTCAAACAAATCTGTAGCAACAATCGACTTTGGTGGCGATAAAACATCTACTGCTGGCGACTTTACAATCGTATTTCCAGCCGCAGCTTCAGGTACAGCGATTATAAGAATCGCTTAAATATTAGTTTATTTATGAAAGCTTTAGAACGTAATTGTTCTAGGGCTTTTATTTGTTTAAAATAATCTAATGGCGTTAATAACAGGATGGGGTCGACAAACTTGGGGTGAAGGCCCTTGGGGAGAAGCTGCACCTGTTGTATTAACTGGATTAGCTGGTACCTCTGCGCTTGGAACTGTAGCTGTAATAGGTAAATCTAATCTAACTTTAGTTGGTCAAGAAGCTACAGCAGCTGTAAATGGTGTAGGCGTAAATGCCCAGGCAGTAGCAGTAGTACCGTCTTTAGACAGTCAGTTAGGTACTGTTTCAGTACAAATTCAGGCAGAAGCAAATGTAACGCCTACAGGTCAAGAAGCTACATCTGCGCTTGGAACAGCAGTTGTAGATGCTAAAGCAAATGTAAGTGTAAATGGCTTTGAATTAACTTCAGCGCTTGGAACTGTTGCAACTATTGGTAAAGCTAACGTAACACCTACAGGACAAAGCGCAACAAGTGCTTTAGGAACGCCTGCAATAAATGCTAAGGCAAATGTTGGCTTAACAGGTTTATCTTCAACAAGTGCTTTGGGTACAGTAACGCCGAAAGCAGCAGCAAATGTAGATGTAACAGGATTTGGTTTAACTTCTGGATTAGGAAGTATTACACTTGTTACTAATAATAATATATCCGTAACAGGCTTAGCAGCTAGTAGCAGTTTAGGATCAGTAACTGTATTATTATCAATTAATATTGATGTAACAGGACAATCAGCTACATCTGCTTTAGGAAATGTTACCCAAAACGCTGATGCGAATGTTATACTAACGGGAGTCAGCGCAACAGGAAATGTTGGTAAAGTTTTAGTATGGTCGCTTATTGATGAAAACCAAACTCCAAACTATACTAATATAACAGATACGCAAACATCATCATTCTCAGAGATTGATGAAGCCCAAGCTCCTAGCTGGGAAGAAGTCGCTTAAGACAAGAGGAAAAAAATGGCAAGTACATATGTAAACGATTTAAGATTAGAGGAGATGGCTACCGGGGACCAGTCTGGAACTTGGGGTGATACAACTAATACCAACTTAGAATTAATAGCAGAAGCATTTAGTTACGGTACTCAAGCTTCATTTGGCTCAGATGCAGACGCAACAACAACTATAGCAGACGGAGCAAGCGATCCAGCTAGAAGTCTATATTTAAAAATAACATCTGGCGTTAGCTTAACAGCAACCAGAACTCTTACGATTGCACCTAATACCGTATCAAAGATTTGGATTATAGAAAACGCAACATCTGGATCTCAATCAATTAGCATATCCCAGGGTAGCGGAGCTAACGTAACTATACCAAATGGAGATGTAAAAGTAATTTATACCGACGGAGCAGGTGCAGGAGCAGCAGTTGTTGACGCTTTTACTGATCTAAACTTAAGCGGTACTACAACCGTTGCTGCGTTAGACGCAGGATCTGGAGCAATTACTACAACTGGTACTGTTACTGGTAGTACATTAGCAGGAACTTTATCTACAGCAGCACAAACCAACATAACCAGCGTAGGAACTCTTACAGGTTTAACTGTAAACGGTAACGTCTCAGTAGACGGTGGAACAATTAAACTTGATGGTAATTATCCTACTGGTTCAGATAACGTAGCTTTAGGTAATGCAGCTTTAGATAGCGGTTCTCTTAGTGGTGCTAACAATACTGCTATTGGTCATTTATCTTTAACAGATAATACTACAGGTCTTGAAAATACCGCAGTAGGTTCAACTTCTTTAGATTCAAATACAACTGGAATAAGAAACGTAGCAATTGGCTATACTGCTTTAGGAGATAATACTGAAGGAAATAATAATGTTGCTATAGGAAGAAGTGCTTTAGGTTCTAATACTACAGCAGACGATAATGTTGCTGTAGGTCGAGAAGCACTCTTTGCTAATACAACAGGTGAAGATAATGTAGCAATAGGTAATTTTGCTTTAGACGCTAACACTACTGCCTCAAATAATACTGCTATTGGTAGAAGTGCTTTATCAGCAAACACTACAGGTACAGACAACGTAGCCGTTGGATACGCTGCTTTAGATGCTAATACAACAGCTACTGGAAATAATGCGTTTGGTTCTCAAGCACTAGGTGCCAACACAACTGGTGCTAGTAACATCGCCATCGGGCAACAGGCAATGTTTAACAATACTACTGGTAGCAATAATACTGCCATAGGTCACGTTGCTCTTGGGGATAATACTACAGCAGCGAATAACACAGCAGTTGGTTATTTTGCTTTAAACGCAAACACTACAGGTTCTTCAAATGTTGCTACAGGACATAGTGCTATGTTGGCTAATACCACAGGTTCTAATAATACAGGACTTGGTAATGCTGCTCTTGGTGCTAATACAACAGGTAATACAAACACAGCAGTCGGTAATGGAGCTTTAGATTCTAATACAACAGCTAGTAATAACACAGCAGTTGGGTCTGCAGCTTTAACAGCAAACACTACAGGTACTGAAAATACTGCTGTAGGTGCTGGAGCTTTAGATGCTAATACGACTCTTAGTAGTAATACAGCAGTTGGTTATAATTCTTTAACAAACTCTACTGGTGGAGAAGCAAATACAGCAGTCGGACATACTTCAGGTAGAGATATTACAACAGGTGATAGAAATACCATGATTGGTAGTATTGCAGGTTCTACTGCAACAACTTGTGATGACTTAACAGCAGTTGGTTATGGTGCTGGTGGTTCTACTGGTGCAAAAACTGGACATGATAATACAGCAGTCGGTGTAGTAGCTTTAGGCTCTTTCACATCAGGTGCTTCTAATACTGCTATAGGCAGAAATAGTTTACAAGCTAATACAACTGCAAGTAACAATACAGCAGTTGGTAAAGATGCTTTATTTGCAAACACTACAGGTGACGATAATACAGCAGTGGGAAGAAACTCACTTGATGCAAATACCACAGGACATTCAAATGTTGCTATAGGAGAAGCGTCATTAACTACTAATACTACTGGTATTAGAAATACCTCAATAGGTAAAGATTCAATGGTTTTCAATAGTACAGGTAATGAAAATGTAGCTGTAGGTCGTTCAGCTCTAAATGCTAACACTACAGCTTCAAGCAATACCGCTATTGGAGAAGAATGTATGAGGACAAACACTACAGGTTCTAATAATACAGCATTAGGTTATGCAGCTTTAGATGTTAACACTACAGCTGATAACAATACAGCACTTGGTTATCAAGCTTTGGGGTCAAACACTACAGGTTTTAATAATACTGGTATTGGTCCATTTGCTGGTGGTGCATTAACCACAGGTGACAATAATATTTTCATAGGTCTTGAAGCAGCAACACATTCTACAAGTTTACAGACAGGTGATAATAATATCTTAATTGGTAATTATATAGATGCTACTGCATCAGACACTAGTAACGCAATCGGAATTGGTTATAATATTGATGCAGAACAAGGATATGCAACTATTGGAATTAACACGTCTGATATAAGAGCACAACACGGAGTTGCAACATGGGCAACAGTATCTGATGAAAGATACAAAAAAGACATTGCAGACTCTACAGCAGGTCTTAGCTTTATTAATGCTTTACAGCCTCGTACTTTTAAATACAAAAATCTTGGCGAACTACCTGAATCCTTTAGTGCTTACAAAGCTGACTCAGCAGAAGTCTTTAAAAACTCTAACACCAACCATGGCTTTATAGCTCAAGAAGTTAAAACAGCCATTGATGCTCATAGCAGTATTAAAGATGGCTTTAGACTTTGGGACGAAAGAGAAGATGGTTCACAAGAAGTTGCAGAAGCAGCACTTATACCAATTCTAGTTAAAGCTTTACAAGAAGCTGATGATAAAATAGATGCTTTAACTGCTAGAATAGAAGCATTAGAAACTTAATTTAAAAGGAGAAAAATATGGCACAAACAGTAAGCGAAGTTTTAACAGCAGCAACAGATAGCGTAACACTTATTAATGAAGTAAACGCTGGAACTTGGAATGTTGAAGGCATGGAGCAATCAGAAATCAACGATATGGTACAAAGAAACGTAGACCATTTGGAAATCGTTTTAGCGTATGCACCTGTTGATGAAGATGATAATACGCCTGATGTAGCTGGTAGTTCAGATGATAAAACATCTTATACAACTGCTATTGCAACTGGTAAGACATATATAACTGATAATAGTTAATTTTAATAATATAATATAAGG